TTTGAACATATCTTCACTATTTTCGCTTACGACCCTTATACTATGTGGTTACTTAATACTCAAGATAAAGCAGGAGATTGTAACGATTATGCAACCTGGGCTATCTTTGTGGCACATTATCACGGATATGAAGTTTATCTAATACTAGTCAACGCCAGTTATAAATATAGTCACGTATTGGGGGTTTTTGTGGAAGACGGATATAGTTATTCGGATAATTGGTCTTACAATAATATTGAAGCAAATACGTTTAAAGAGATAGTAGGCCACCATATCAAAGAGTGGGGAGCAGAATTATATGGTTACAAAGTTTATGATTATGAAATGAATATTATAGAAGTGAGATAATATTATGAGTATAAAACGGACACTTAGAGAACGCAAATTCATAAAAGCATATATAGAGAATGGTGGCAATGCTACCGAAGCATATATGAGTTTACATCCTAATTGTTCTAAAAAATCAGCTGGAGATTTAGGATATAGAATGTTGAAAAAAGTCGACATTTCAGTAACTGAACTTATGGAGATGATGGGAACGACTGATGCTTACCTTAATCAAAAACTAAATGAAGGGCTTGAAGCGACTAAAGTTGTTTCGGTTATTCCTATAAAGCCAAAGGAAGCACAGCCTAATTCAACTGACTTACCCGATGCGGCCTCAAAGAATATTGAATTTGTTGATGTAGAAGATTATCCGACAAGGCATAAATACCTCGATACCGCACTCAAACTAAAAGGATCATACCCCACCGAAAAGAAGAATATAGACTTGAACATAAAGGGTGAATTAGAAGTTAACAGCGAACTTGATAAGAAATTAGCCAAGTTAGATATAAAAGACCTCAAGAAATTAACCAAATTAGGCTTAAAAGCCAATGCAGATAAATGATGTCATTCGAGAACGTGCCAAAGTAGTCTTATGTAGAAAAGTATTCTGGGAATATTGCCTACACATGGATCATGGTTTCTTTACCAGGAGAGGCAAAATATTAAAACCACAAGCTGAAGCGTTTCAAATGATATCTGATGGCAAGATATTACATCTTGGCATTTGCGAAATGCCTCGTGTCGGTAAAAGCTACCTTACTTCTTTATGGTGTTCATGGGAATTAGGCAATAAACCGACTGGCTGTATTATGAGAAATAGTTGTTCAGCTACTCTTGCAGAAGATTTTAGCTATGATATCAGGGGTTGGATAGCCGGTAGCGATAAATACAAACAGATATTCCCGAATATGATATTAAGTAAGGATAAGCACCGGATAGATAACTGGGCGGTTACATTGGCCGACAAGAACTCTTATTTTTGTGCCGGTGTAGGCGGTACGATACTCGGTAAGGGTTGTAATTTAGCAGCCATTATCGATGATTCAATTAAAAATGTAGATGAGGCATTAAGTGAACCAGTATTAGAAAAGAAATGGAAATGGTACACCTCGACCCACAAGTCAAGACTTGAAAGCGGCTGTCCTGAAATATTCATCAATACCCGCTGGAGTAGGCGGGATATATTCGGCAGGTTAGAAGCACAAAGATTTTTTGAGCCGGAGAATGGCGGTATGAAAATCGTTATCCCGGCACTTAACGATAACGGTGAGAGTTGCTGTCCTGATGTCAAGACAACTAAAGAATTACTTGAAATGAAAGCCATGACTGACGAGATGATCTGGCAGGCCGAATGGCAGCAGAACCCCATCGAAGCCGAAGGGATATTATTGCCTATAGAACAGTTGAAGCGGTTTACACTTAATGAATTACTGGCCGATAAAGAAAAACAGACAGTCAAACTACCTGATGCAATTCGGGGCAGGGTTGACACGGCAGACGAGGGAACTGACTACTTTTGCTCGGTAGTTGGGTTTATATACGGTGATAAAGTTTATATTGTTGATGTGTTGTTTACGCAGGAAGGAACGGAGATTACCGAGCCTAAACTGGCACAGCAGTTAATCGATTGGCACGTTGAGGTTGATGTCATTGAAAGCAATTTCGGGGGCAAGTCTTTTGCAAGAGGTGTAAAGAAGATACTGACTGATGAGGGTTGCAGGTGTATCGTCAAGACAAAGGTAACGACCCGCAATAAGGAAACCCGTATACTTATGAAGGCTGCATATATCAAAGAATATTTTGTCTTTAGAAGCGATTATGAGGCGGGTAGCGAGTATGACAGGTTTTTACAGTCACTGACAAGCTATATGAAGGCAGGAGATAACTTGCATGATGATGCAAATGATGCAACGACAATGCTGGCCGAAGATATACAGAGACCGGCGATTAGTTTTTTAAAATAATATAAGGAAGTGTTATTATATGCTTAATGAAGCGTTACAGAAACTGCAATCAGGTTCATTTACTAAGGAGGAAATATTAAAAGACCTTATCGAAGAGGATGTAAAAAGCGATGTAAAGAAGAAGATGGTCGAAGGGGTAAAATACTATAATAATGAGTCTGACATCATGGAAGAAGATTTTAGAATATACACGGTTGATGGCGTAGAATATACCGACTTTACCAAAGACAATAAGCATGTAACTAACAACTTTCAGAAACTATTAGTCGACCAGAAAGCCTCTTATATCGTTGGTAACCCGGTAGTGCTTGAAGTGAAAAACAAGGACATAGCCGAAACTGTAAAAGAGGAAATGACCGAGAATATTAACGAGATTTTAGGTGAGGTCTTTGAAGATAATGTTGTTGACTGGATTACCGGAGCATCTAACAAAGCATGGGAAACGGTACATTGCTTTATTGATACGGAAGGCAATTTCAAGTATGAGATAGTACCGAGTGAGCAGATTATCCCCATCTATGACACCAATCATGAAAAGCAAATTAATCAGATTATTCGCTATTATAAAGTAAGCATTGTAGATAAGGAATCCGGTGAGAAATCCGAACGCTACGCAGCCGAGTGGTGGACTTCGTATGATGTCACCTATTACTTAGAAAATGAAAAAGGTGATTATGAGCTTGACGTGAACTATATACCGAATCCTGCTCCCCACTTCCTGACCTATAACACAGCCAATAAAAACAGAAAGCAAGGGTTGGGCTGGGGTAAAGTGCCGTTTATCCTGCTATTTAATAACAGCAAGCAGACCACAGATTTAGAGCCGGTTAAGCGATATATTGATGCCTACGATACGGTGACATCGGGATTCCTGAATGATATTCATGATATTCAGGCCGCTATTTGGGTGTTAAAGGGATATGAAGGAACTGAATTATCCGAATTTATGCAGAATTTGATTAAGTTTAAAGCGATTAATCTTGATGCTGATGAACATGCAGGGGCAGAGCCTGAACGGTTAGAAATACCGGTTGAGGCTCGCAAAGTGATGTTGGAACTACTTGATAACAAGATTTACTCTATCGGGCAGGGTGTTGACTTGAATAAATTGGTAGAAATAGACGCTTATGGTGAGAGTGTGAGAAGGGGGGAAAATGAAGAAGAAGGCGAAGAAAGAGAAGAAGAATGAACCAACCCGAATTTGAAACTTATTGGCAGAAGCGGACAGCCCTGCGGTCAACTAAATATTGGCAAGACGCTAATAATGTATCTAAAACAATTAAGCGAGTCTATATCACAAATTATAATCAACTGCAAAAAGAGATAGCCTCAATTTATGCTAAATACATGAAAACTGGCAAGGGTGTTTATCGAGCTACTTATGTAAAGCAAGTAATGACCAATATTGACCCTAATTTGACTAAGCTATTTCTAAAGCAGAACAAAGAAATGAAGGTGTTATTCGGCAATACCTATCAGAACGAGTTTTATAATTCTATATTCGATTTAGGCAAGGGCGGAATGCAATTTGCCTTTACTCCACTTAATAGCAAGGCACTTGCTAAAATATTAGCCTATCCCTGGAGCGGTGCAGACTTCTCAGATCGCTTATGGGATAATAAAGCTAAATTATACCGCAACCTGAAACAGACCATGACACAGGGATTAGTACAGGGGCAAAGTTATGATAAGATGACCCGCAATTTGGCTCATAAAATGGATGTGTCATATAGGCAGGCTGGCGTATTAGTCAGGACTGAAACAAGCCATTTTATGAATCAAGCTCATAAAGATTCTTACATTGAAGCAGATATAGAAGAATATAGATTTTTAGCTTCAATGAAAGAAAGTACCTGTGCAGAATGTGCATCACTTGACGGACAGGTATTCAAAGTATCTGAGGCTGTAGTAGGAGTCAATTATCCAACTATTCATCCAGATTGTGACTGTGATACATGTCCTGAACTTGGTCAGAGAAGGACAGGCACGAGAGCCGCTAAAATTGGCGATGAGTGGGTAGAAGTGCCTGAAACGATGACCTTTGACGAGTGGAGGGAAAAGAATAAGTTGGCTTACTTGAATCCGCTTAACCTTTGATGTATAATATAAAAAGGAGGGAAAATATAATGGACGTTAAGAAAGCAAATTTAGAATATTCATTAATGTTTCTAAAACAACTAAAAATAGATAATTTGCCATTAGATAATTGTGTTTATGATATGCGAAAAGAATGTGGGAATATTATAGATTTATTAGAAGAGGGTAATAAGTATAAACAGATATGGGAGGAATTTTTAAAAAAATGGGGAGCTTATCAAATAACATTATCTGAAAATAAAACATCTATATTTCCCATATATACTTACATGAAAGAATTAGAGCAAAAATACTTACCATCTGAAACAATTAGCGTGTAACAACATGGCTATTCGTGACCCAAAATACCCTAAGCAAGTAGTATATTATCACTGTGATGTCAAGGCGGTAACCTCCGCACTTGACCCTGATGATACCCATTATTATTATAAGGGCAAGTATATCGGCACGCTTAGAATGTCTACGAAGGATGGGCAGGTTGGCATTAGTTTTAAGATAGATGAGAAGCTATTGGATAGCCTGGATAATGAGGATCATTGACAGCAAGGTAAAAATTATGATATAATTAGATATAGGGTAAAGTATAAAGATACTCGTTACGCCTCTTAACAATGCGCACCCTGACGGGTAGTAATTCCTGTAACAAAAGGAATAATAGGCAAGGGTTGTCGACACTCTTAGCTACCACAAAAAGCAGGTTATGGTTCTTAAACGTTCCACCCCGCTGATAAGAGACCAGGGGTCTCTTCGAAAGATAGGTGGGGTGGTCAAAAATTAAATAAGTCATGTAGAGCGTCTAGAACGCCATTTATGAAGTTTAACGACTTCGTAGGTGGCGTTTTTTTTTGTTTATAATGGTCGCTAAAAGTTCAGACTAAAAACGAAGCACTTTCGAAAGCAGGAAGGTAACCTGTCGAAAAAACTAATCGAAAGGAGATTAGAAGAATGTCAAATATCTTGAAAGAGCTACTTGGTGACCTTTACACAGATGAGGTCAAAAAAAAAGTTGGTGATGTAAAGCTAATAAAACTTGACGAAGGAAAGTATATCCCGGTTGAAAAATTTAACGCAAAATTAGAAGAAGTTAAACAGCAGAAAGAACAGTTAGACGAATATAAGAAGCAGTTGAAGGATTTAGAGAAGAAGGCAAAAGGCAATGAAGAACTAGAAAATGAAATAAAAAGTTTGAGGGCTGAAAATGAGAAAAAAGACGCTGATTATCAGGCAACTATTAAAGCTAAAGACAAAGACTTTGCCATCCAAAATGCCATCAAAGAAGAGCAAGGGAAGAATGTCAAAGCTATTAAAGCACTATTGGATATGGATAAAATCACGGTTGACGATAAAGGGATAACCGGGCTTTCCGACCAACTGAAAGCATTAAAGGAATCCGATGCCTATTTATTCGGGGAAGATAAGATTGTCGGTGCAGAGAAACACATATCGGAAGGCGATAAAACCACTCCTACACCGGAAACCTTAGAAGCCCAATTAAAAGAGGCGGAGAAAGTAGGGGATAATTTGGCAATTATATCCCTAAAGAGAAAGATTTCAGAATTGCCGAAAAAAGAAAAATAAAACATTTAAGGAGTTGTTATAAGTTATGACAATAGGTTACCGAGTTGACCTGCCGAATTATGCAGGACAGCTATTTACTGCTTCGAGAGAGCAGACACCGTTTTTATCTATGATAGGGGGTATTAATGGTGCGAAAGTTACAAAATCTTTGAGTTTTCCTATAACAAGTGAGTATGCCTTGACCGCAGTTGCACAACCGGCTATTACTGAAGCTGTTGCTGCTGCCGGACCGCCTGCTCCCAAGAACTTTACCAGAGGACAGACACATAATACAGTACAAATATTCCAGGAAGGAATACAAATCTCTTATGTCACACAGGCCACTATGGGACAGATGTCCGGACTTAATATTGCCGGACAGAAAAATAACATAGCTAACGAAAAAGATTTCCAAATCTTATTGAGTCTACAAAAGATGGCTCGTGACGTGGATTACAGTTTCCTTCACGGTGCTTATGTTGTGTATGCAGATGAAGATACTGCTTTCACCTCTCGTGGAATCGTTACCGCTGCTGCGTCTAATACTACCGCAGAAGGTGGAGCTACCCTCACAAAAGCATTATTCAATGCAGCCTTGATTGACGCTTGGGGCAATGGAGCAAAATTTATGAGACCGGTTATCTTCTGTGGTGCATTTAACAAAACTAAATTTAGTGACATCTATGGTTATGCTCCTGAAGATAGAAACTACGGTGGATTGAATATCAAGACTATCGAAACCGACTTCGGAGTTATGGGTATTGTATTAGAGCCTCATTTGACAAGTTCAACTATTCTCGTTGCTGATTTAGCGGTATGTAATCCAGTATTCGCTAATATACCGGGAAAGCCAGAATTATTCTATGAGGAATTAGCCAAAGACGGAGCTGCAGAAAAAGGACAATTATTCGGAATGTTAGGACTCGATTATGGTCCAGAATGGATGCATTTAACCATGACCGGCCTGGCTACATCTTAGGGGGTGTAAAAAACATGACAATAAATAGTGTAATTGAAAGAATAAGAAGCCCAAGATTAAGGGAACAATTACTTAATATCGCAGGACAAGTCCAAAATATGGCTCTATTAACTCCGAGTAAAATCTTTTATGTTTGGAAAGGTGGAGATAATTCTACTGGAGAAAATTGGACTAAAGCTTTTACAACCATAGCTGCTGCCATTACCGCACATACAGCATATAGAGCAACCCAAACCAATAAGTCAGTTGATACCTTTATAATTATTGCACCTGGAGAATATGATGAAAATATTGTAGCTTTACCGTATTCCTGTACCATGATTGGATTGGGTGTTTTGGGAACAGATAAAGCTACTGAAATACATCCTACTACTGGTTCTTGTATGGCAGGAACAGTATCCGGTCTAAGAATGTATAATATTAGTTTTCAATCTGGTGGAGCACTTGATACTCTTGATTTTAATATTTTACATTGTTCTATAATTGAGGGTTGTGAATTTATGGCTGCCGATAATGATGTTGTAAGTGCTATATCAACTCAATGTGGTCAGAATGTAATAATTAGAAATAATTATTTCCACTCAATGTCTGCCGCTAAATTTACTAATGGTATATATGCAACTGGTGGAGCTGATAAATACTTTTCCAGTAACCTTATAGAAGGCAACTTTATTTCTGGATTAGATGCTGGTGGAAAGGGAATATATATCGCAAGTGATGCTGTTGCAGGTGACACTCGTATTTTAAATAATATCATCGTGCTTAATGCTACTGGCGTTGGAATAGATGATGATACTGACCAGTGTGTCTGTGTAGGTAATTACGTATTCCATAATAGTGGAACTGCTTATGATTACAACGCTGCATTAGCTGCACAAAATATTGCAAATGATAATGGTACTGTTACAGACGAACCAAATATGACTTAATCAAAATGCTTTGCGGGGTTCCTGCTTAAACCCCGCTTTCGATATTAAAAAAGGAGGAAATTATGGAAAGTAATATGACTGAGAAACAAAGAATTGAAGCCTTATGTAAATTGGTATTAAAGATGAGAAAGTTAGGAAATGTAGAAGTATCAGTAGTTATTGAAATGGATATATTATTTCCATTTTATGGAGTAAGTTATGAAGGTGGTAAATTCTTAGATAAAGGTGATAACGAAATAAATATATAAAGGAGGAAATCATGAGAAAACTTGACCTTAAAAATTACACCTTTTCAGTTAGAGACCCACAGACAAGGGTCAATCAATTTATAACTTATAACTTTAAGGATGCCTTAGTTAATGTTATAACCCATCAAAGTTTGGGTTTAAATGGGCCGGAGATGTTAGAAATTGATCCGGTAGTGATTAAGATTGAAAAAGCGAATTTAGAAGTTATTTTAACCGAAGATGATTATAAAAAGATACTGATTAATTTTAAGAAATTTAGGGGATTCTCTAATAACGATAGACCATTTATTAAACGAGTCTATAACTGTCCGGAGATACCGGATGATGGAAAGAAAATAATTAAAATAAGTGAAAAATAAGGAGGAAAACAATGGTAGATAAAAAAGAAGTTAAAAATATTAAAGTTTTTGGTCATGGTAGATTATTAAACCCTGAAACTGGCGAGTATTTTTGCAGGTTTAATGAAAATGGCGAGGCATTAGTCAGTCCGTTAGAGGCACAGGTTATCAAAAGATACCATAAGCAGGTTCGGTTTGTAGGGCAGAAAGAGAAACCGACCACACCGAATATAAAAAATCTTACCAGACCAAAATCGCTTAGTGATGTAAAAATAGGGTTTAAGATACCCACAAAATAAGGAGAGTAATTTTATGGATATTAAGAAATGTACAATTCTTATATCAGGTACAGATTCGAGTGTCGTAGATTTAGAAGATTTCACAATATTGGGACTTATCATACCAACACTGGATTCTACTGATTTAACCTTTAAAGTATGTAATACAGCTGGCGGGACATTTATTGGTTTGAAAGTTTTAGCTGGAACTTCTGCCTTAACTATTACAGCTACAACTGGTAACTTTGCAGTGGTTTCAAATGATTTAGAAGGGTTAAGCGGTTATCGTTATGTACAGATTATTGCAAGTGCAGCACAGAATGGAGGAGCAAGAACTTTTTTCTGGATATTGAAGAAAAATTGGCAAAAGTGAGGTAATGTCTTATGGCTTTAGATATTGGAGAAGTTTTAGGATATCTCAATAATTACTTTGTCTATACCCATGCACCGAATGTATATGTAGATTTTGATGCAGCGACACAAACAATTACCCTTGCCGGCACAGGTTATACTTTTGACGATTATGCACTTGATGTCAGGATAAACCAGTATATCCGTATCGAGGGAAGCAGGTTAAATGACGGTGTGTATAAAGTGACTGCAAAAGGAGATACTTCGGTTACAGTTGACGCAACTCTAATTGATGAAGAATCCGATCAGGATCTTGATTATGTGACTATCTATGAGTTGGCTATACCGCAGAAGCTATTATCTATTATAACTGATGAAATGATTCCTTGGTCAGGTACGAATAATATCAAATCCGAAAGACTGGGACCTCGTGCCGTTACTTACGATAAACCGGTATCAGTATGGAGTTCCTTTGAGAAAAGAATAAAGCGTTGGAAAAAAGTGGGGTGGCAATAAGCATGATTGTTTTAGTTGCTCAACATTTTCAAGATTTACTTGCAGCTAATGCCGATGGTATTCATGCAGCCATAATAGGAAATGGCGCATCCCAGAATATCACTACGGGCATCACCAATCCTGATTATGCCAGGAATATAAGTATAACCGTTACCAATGTGGCAGCACCTTCCGGCAATGTAGTAATTACTGGGATTGTAAGAAGTGAAAGCACCACAGAGACCATTGCAATTATAGCAGGCTCGACAGCTTATGGAAATAAGGCTTTTGATACGGTAACAAAGATTACTATACCTGCTGGCGTTTCGGCAGGTGATACGGTAACGGTAGGATTTTCCGACAAAATAGGATTACTGAGTAAGATAAATTATGTTTCATCGGTCTTTAAAAAGAAGATAAACCATGAAGACAAAACTTCTGAGTTAACTGGCAAGATTAATGCAGTCTATTATACCGTAGACTGTTCTCCTATCGTAGCTAATAGCGATATGGAATTAAGGTATTTAAGTTGGATAGAAGATACTTGAATTCCGGCTACTACCTTAGATGAATTTATGCTGGATAAGACGGTAGACCAGTATCGGAAAGCAAGCGATACAGGTGATCCCGTTGAAGATTGGGCTGAAGTTGTAGCCGATATAAGAATGGCAATCTATCCGGCAGGAACATTTTCTATAGCAAATTTTCAGAGTCCTTATACTAATATACAGTTTTCTCACGTTGGCTATGGCTTAGTAAGTGCTGCAACCTGGCAGGTGGGTGACAGGGTTATACACGGATCAATTATCTATACAGTCTTAGATACTCCACGTATTTGGGATGCATTAATTGAACTAAAATTGGGGATTGTGTAATGGCAAAACCTAAATTTTTATCAATGGAAGTTTTACAGGGCATGGATTTAGCTAACCGTTTTAGACTAATGGGTAACAGGGCGGAAACTGAAGCACAAAAGACAGTCTTAAAAGCAGGCGAGCTGGTAGGCGGCAAAGGTAGGATGTTAGTTCATGTGCTTACAGGTCGCTGTAAAAATTCAATCTCAACGCAACTACAGGGTGGCAGTCTTACCACTAAACCAGTATCCTTAACCGGACCGCAAGTTGATTATGGTGCAGCACTTGAAGCGATGTATCCCTATATGAAACCGGCATTAGAGCAGGAGAGGGAAAATATTAAACGTTTATTCGGTGATTTGACCATCACCATCGTTAGGGGGAAATCTTAAATGGCATTAACTGAAAGTTATATCACAGCTCTTATAGATAAAATTATCGAAGCACTTAACACCGCTGATATAGAAGGCGTTGTTGGGGTGTATTTTGGTGATCAGGAAACATTTTCAGCTTATCCGGTTATTTGTGTAGGAAGTCCTCCACTTCTAAATGAAGAGTTTCCTGTAATGGCAAAAGGTGGAACATACGATGAGATATATAGTATACCCATTCTAACCTATGTTAGATATGAGGATACTTTGGCAAACAATAAACAGATATATGACATTGATGGAGAAATTAAAACAGCATTAAGAAATAATTATTTTAGTGATTATGTTTACTTTATCGATATCGTACAAACCCGTTATATATTTGCAAGTAAACCAGGAAAGGTCAATTTAAGAGTAAGTGAAACAACTATTCGATATACAAAGAGAATTAGTTAAAAAAAATAAAAAGAAAGGAGATGTTTTTATATGCCAACAGGAATTAGGTCACATATTGGACTAAAAAAAGAGAGTACTTGGGGTGATGAACAGGTTGCCGATAAATTTCTTCCCTTTATCCGGGAATCTATTACTCCGGATATCGAAGAAGTTTTATCCGAATCACAAAGGGCAGTCGTTGATGAACCATTAAGTTATCAGGGAGAGAAAAAGTTCGGTGGCGATATTGTTATGGAGGTACACCCGGCAACTATCGGTCATATCTTGCGTAGTGCATTAGGTGCGCCTGCCGGAGCAGTAGCTGCCGGAACTGCCGAGGTAGAATTAGAGGATTGCGAGGATGCCTGGAATGAATTGGTCGATGGTGGTGTTATAGGAGGTATTGATTCAGGTGATTTTAAGAAGGGAAGTGCTTCGGTCAAATTACAAGTTACCGCTGATGTGGCTGCTGATGATATTTTGGCTACTGAAGTAGTACATGCAGAGGGTTTAGCTGTCTCTTATACACATCTCCGAGCCCACGAGACGCTACGCTATCTCGTATGCCGTCTTCTGCTTGAAAAAA